GTATTAGCATATCCCGTAACTCCTATTAAGTATATAGTTATATTAATAGTTATATTATGTATTAGTACTCAAATAGCTTCCTCTTTTTCTGCTTCTGGTGGATTTGTCACCACAGTAGGCACGCAAACAGTCCATACGTTTCTATCTAATGGGACTTTAACGGTTTCTGTTGGTGGTAATGTTTCTATATTAGTTGTTGGTGGTGGTGGTGCAGGTGGTGTTGCTGGTGGAGGTGGTGGTGGATATGTTTTTGATGATACTTTCAATATTGGTGCAGGAAATCATAATGTTGTTGTTGGAAATGGTGGAATAGGTAATTTTTCTAATGTTCTTGGCAATAATGGACAATCATCTATTTTTAGCACATTAACTGCTTATGGTGGAGGTGGTGGTGGTTCATTTTCTGGTGTAGGTTCTTCTGGTTCTTCTGGTGGTGGTAGTTCTGGCGATGGTAGATTAGGAGGTTCTGGCACATCAGGACAAGGATATAAGGGTGGTAATGGAAGCACAATGGATGTTTATGAAAGAGGTGGAGGTGGAGGTGGTGCAGGTGGTGCTGGAATAGATGCTAATGGTAATGCTGCTGGTAATGGTGGTTCTGGTATATCAAATGGTATATCTGGTACTAATGTAATTTATGGTTGTGGTGGTGGTGGTTCGTTTGATGTAAGATATGCAGGTGGTTCTAATGGTATAGGTGGTTGTATCAATGGAGGATATGCGCCCAGCGATAACGCTACTGCAAACACAGGTGGTGGAGGTTCTGGTGGTGGTTATGCTGACGGATTTCAACCTACTGGTTATGGTGGTTCTGGAATAGTAATAATTGCTTACACTACTCCTACTGCTACTCAAACTCCCACACCTACGCCAACTCCAACTCCAACTGCTGCTTGTGTTGCATCTGGTGGTATTGTTACGCATAATGGAAATACATCTATTCATACTTTTAATAGTAATGGAGTATTATCGGTTAGTACTGGTTGTAATGCTGAAATATTAGTAATTGGTGGTGGTGGTTCTGGTGGAGTAGGTGGTGGAGGTGGTGGAGGATTTTTAGATCAAATTTTTACAATAACAACCGGTAATCATAATGTTGTTGTTGGTAGTGGAGGATCATCAGTATATGTACTTACACATGATGGACTTAACGGTGGTGCATCATCTTTTGGATCTATAGCTTCTGTTTCTGGTGGTGGCGGTGGTGCTACGTTTTCAACTGTATCTGGTAGTAATGGAGGAGTTGGTCTAAATGGTGCAAATGGTGGTGGGGGAATGGGTCTACATAATGGTGGTATTGGAATAGATAAAAATGGTGGTGCAGGAAATATACAGAGTGGTTTATACGAAAGAGGTGGTGGTGGCGGTGGTGGCTTTGCTCATGGAGTAAATGCGACTACTTCATCGGGTGGTAATGGTGGATTAGGTTACGCTTCATCAATTACTGGAACTAATATATATTATGGTTGTGGCGGTGGTGGCTCTTATGATTATAGGGGTAATGCTGTTTCTAGTGGGATAGGTGGCTGCTCAAACGCTGGTAATGGAAATGTAAATAATGGAGAAAACGGAGTATCTAATACTGGTGGAGGTGGGGGCGGTGGAGGTTATACAGGGTCATTCCATAATAGTGGTGCAGGTGGTTCTGGTGTAGTTATTGTAAAATATAATGGTATGGGCGGTTCTGGTGAACCTACGCCTACTCCTATTCCTACTCCAACTCCTGCTCCTGCTAATAATGTATATGTAGCATTCGGGGATTCTATAACAGCTTGTTCTGGTGGAGTTGGAATAGATTGTTATCCGAATAGAATAGCAGCGTCTACAGGATGGACACTCAATAATACTGCTATAGGTGGTTCGCAAGCTGCCGATATTGCAGATTATGTATTCCATCAATCATCACATGGTCAAAATTATACAATAGATATAGGAGTAAATGACGTTAGAGTATATGATAATGAATACGAGGATATTGGTGCAATCGCTGCTCTAGGAAGTGAAATCGTCTGGTTATCTACAAATTATAATAATATTATTCGTGGTAATTCTGCAAATGTAGAATATACTGGTTCATGGTCTAATACTCCATCGGCGATTTATGGAGGAATTGGAAGGAATACTTTAAATAACGGGGATACTGCAACATTCACAATTATTGGCACAACAGCATATATCTCTGTTATTTCTCAAGATGGTAATACTGGTACTTTTTCTATATATATAGATGGACAGAACAAAGGTACTTTTGAATCCTCTTGGGGGGCAGGGACTTATATACAGACATATTTAGGACGTACATATTCACCTAAACTTATAAGAATAAGTGGTTTATCTTCTTCTGCTCATACTGTAACATTAACTAAAACAGGAAATAACCAAGTGTTTTTTGAATGGGCTGCGGGAAATTATAATCCAGGCAATTTGTCAAATGTATATTTTGCTAACATTTCTAAACTAACAGCAACAGGGTATACTATTCAACCTGCTAACGGTAATGATACAAATGTTATATCTTATAGCAATAAAATTCATGAATTATATACTTCTTTAGTTGCTGATGGATTTAATAATATTCATCTTATAGACGTTACTAATAACCTTGACCCATACACTTATACATATGATGGGCTTCATTGGAATGCTGCTGGACATATAGTAGTTGCTAATTTATTTTTATCGCAAATAAATTATACGCCTACTCCCACACCTACGCCTATTCCTACGCCTATTCCTACTCCTACTCCTATTCCTACTCCAACTCCTATACCTACGCCTACTCCAATTCCAACAGCTACGCCTACTCCTATTCCTACACAACCGCCTATTAATCTAACTACATGTAATAATGGTACGGCATATTGTATATATTTGCAGGGGATTGATGGTATATCTAATGCAATATCAAGCATAGGAACGGCAATATCAAGCTTAGGTACTGCTTTTTCTAATATGGCAATAGGTATTATGGGTTTACCTAGTGCTATAAATAATATTTCAATAGCTATGCAAAATATAAGTATGAATATAAATCATACTGGTTCTATTGGTGGAATTGCGGGTCTTGTCGGTTCTACATCTGCACAATATGCAAATGACATTAGCTTTTTGTTTACTGATATTTATACTTATTTGTGGTGTGTAATATATGGATTTTTAAAGCCTTATATAGATATGATTAATTCTACAATTAATTATATAAGCAATCAGCTAAGAAAAATAACTGACTTTTTTCAAGCTATCTGGAACTTATATATTGAGATAATCTTATTTATTGAAATTGCATTCGATACTTTGACTGGGGGATTATAATGAGTGGATTATATTATATAACTATTATATTTTCGTTAATAGTATTAGCTATTGGTTATGTATTTTTTGTGCGTATATGGAATGTAATTGCAGACATCGAAGTATTAGGGTGGAAACTACCGAAATTATGAGGAAATTTATGATTAAATATATTATTTTACTATTGATATTTTTGCTTTTAATCGATACTGCTTCTTCAACAGAAATAATATATGTTGATTCTAATACATTTACTTTAAGCATGTATGCGAATAATGCTTCATATGATTTACCAAGTGAAATAATAATGCAAGAGTTACCTATGGAATTTCTATCTAATGTATCGTATATTGATAGAATTACGATACAGGTAGGTGCTGGAACATATATAAATAATACGTCATATGCTCCTAATGGTAAGTTATATTTTAAACTATATAAAAAATTACAAGGCAATTGGACTTATCAGGGTGCTGGTGGTTTTTGGAATCCGTCTTATTATGATCTTGGCTCACCAATATATTATATCTTATCTTCTCCTTTATATATAGATACAAATTATGATTATGGAGTAGGTTTTTATAGTGACGTTACAGATATATCTAATGGTTCATGGCATTTGTTAGGAAGTAGATTTGAAGGAATACACGTCCCTAATCCATCAGGTGGATATAATGTTTGGCAAACTGATTCTAATTATGTTTGTAATTTTAATGTTGTTCATGTGTGTGATTCTTTTTCAGATATAGTGAATATACCCAAATTACATAACGTATATCCAGAGAATTATAATTTTATATGGGAAGGTAATATAGGGTTACAAGAAGGACTAATATATTTAAGAATAGATGGTCAATTTGATACTCCACCTACTCCAACGCCTACTCCAACAGGTGTTCCAACTCCAACGCCTACTCCAACTCCTATTCCTACAAATACTCCGTATCCGATTGCTACATTAAAACCATTACCAAACAATACAGAAGTAGAAAATTTGACATCTAATTGGACTAATATATATACTAATAATAGTGGTAATGGTTCTATAGAATCATGGAGTAATACGACTGGAATTACAAATACCGTTAATACCATTACTGCTTATATAAAAGAGTTAAATGCTAACAATACAATCGTTAGAACAACTGGTTATAAATTAATAACTTCTGGTACATTAGATATTTTACCTGATGAAATATGGATCATTTTAATGACAGGAGTTATTTTAAGTATAGTTGTTTTAATTATGAATAAATAATGAGATTACTTATGACATTACTAAATGGTTCTGATTTGATAGATAATGGAGTATCAAATATATTATCTACGCCATTACCATTTTGGGATGATATTAGTATGTATAATCTAATAGTATATGGAATGTTCGCTACTATAATAACTGGATTCGCTGCAAAGCTTATAAATAAAAGATTTTCGGAAGCATCATTAGAATCTTTATTAAGAGAACCAATTACTAATGAAACATATGGAAGCGATTATTTTGAAATACCAGAAGAAGGAGAAAGAGAACAAACAGAAGATGAAAAATACTGGCAATCAAGAATAATAACAGAGTGATATAAAATGAATCTAACATATATAACAAGCTATAACAATAGTACTCTTGAGTGTATAGATGATATAGTCAATAATGTTACTATATCAACATGTCATGGTACTATATCCGTAATTCCATACAATCAAGATTTAATAGTAGTTTTTGGGTTAATTCAAACAATCTGTTTAACTATAATAGCCTTACTATTCATAATACAATTCGGATTAGCAAGAAGGTAAAAATGTACGATCTAATAATCCAATTCACAGGACACACACCAATAAACGATATAGAATCACTTGTTTACGTAATACTAGCAGGGACTACATACGTATTAACATTAGTATCTGTATTGTATATTATAACAGTTATTAGTCAAATTTTCTCAACACGATAATTTGACTATTAATACTCCGTAATGAGTAATAAACTAGATAACTGAATGGAGAAAATAAATATGGAACACAATATCTCTAAGAGAGCGAAAAACTTCGCTGTAAGGAATGCGAACAAAATAGTAGTTGCTGGAACGGCAGATTTAGCATCTGCACAATCTGGTATGGCTATGGATGCAGGACAGATAAGTAACGGAACAGCATTAATCAATGCTGGAATATCTGTTGCTCAGACTGAACCGCTTGGCACAATCATAAGTGCCGTAGGAGTCGCATTTGGTGCACTTATCTTCATCAAGATTGTGCGCAGATTCGTCTAAAGTGCCAGAACTTTTTGGTAGTTTTAAGTTAAAAACTACCATTTAATTTTTTACAATTATGTTATTGGATTTTATAACGTATTATGGAACGGTAATATCTTCATATATGACTAATCCTATTTCGGATATAGGATATATGTATCCCGTTGCGGTTGGCGTATTAATTACAATACGACTAATTAAAGAACTTGTATCTACATACTAAATACTATGAGAAAGAATATAATAGATGATGGAATAAGTGTATTTTTTTGCTTACAGGGTAATGGAAAGAGTTATGTATGTTCACATAAAGCTGCATATGAACTAATGAATCCTAATAGTAAAAGAATTGTATTAAGTAATTATCCTATATCTGTTAAAATTCCACTTACATTCAAGCAAAAATTAATTAATAAAATCTTAAGCTACTATAAAAAAGATGAACTGGATATAACTCTTTTTAATAAAACAATTCATCTTAAAAAATATATTCCAATTATAAAACGTTCTTATCAATGGAAAGATAATTATACTGCGGAAGCCGTAACAAATGCTTTGATAATTATAGATGAGTCTCACACTAAATATACAGGTGCTTATGCATACGAATTAACAAAAGAAGATCGAATGTTTTTTTCAACACTAAGACATAATAATAATGCTTTATTTTTGATGTCTCAGTCATATGAAGATATCCATCCTTTTATAAGAAAAAGATTCGCCTATTTAAATGAAGTTTCTAAAGTTAAACATTTTTGGAAAAAAACACCATCCTGTTTTTATATAAATACCTATACTTCAATAAAATTATATCTGCATAAAGATGAACATAAGCTACATAAAAAAGCTAAAAAGACTATATTCAGAAAAGAAAAAATACCATTTACTCAGATGATAGGAGAATGTTATAACACTCATCAATATAAAAATACAGGAATACCACCAAAATATAAATTATGGGGAGACTCTATAGATATAGATATTGAAAACTCAGATATGCAAGTTCTAAATAATAATATTAAGAAAGACACAATCGCTGCATTAGTAAGATTAAATAAATGGAAAAAAAAGGATGCAGTATTAGAGATAAATAAAATAATAACAGAATACGATATATCAGAAATAAACACAGTTGAAAAGATGCTTAGAATAGCATTATCAAGGCAATTAACTGAAAAAGAAGAAGAACTAGAAATATGA